GGTTATCATTATACTCATCATCACCGATAAACAGATCGTTTGGATCCGAACGTAAGAACCATTCATCTATCCTAACAGCACTGGCTTCTACATATTCCCAATCGCTGTCCTGTGCTTCTTCTTCCGTGTTTAACATGGCCGCGTCAGTAGAGTCCATCTCAACCGCGATGGTCAATGGTTTGCCCCATGGATCTTGTGTTTCAATGATTTGCCAGGGAGCACCTTGGTAGTTGAAAAATTTGTTTGCCATGTTAGTTACCTCCCATGTGAAATATGCTGTATTCCTGGGTGGTGATTTCTTGGCTATTGACAGGATGCGCTAGGAATCCGAGTTGTTCTAACTCGACTCGAGTTCTAAGATAGTCATTGGTGTTGATTTCTGAGCACCAAGAACTTTTACTTTTAGTGCCGTCCTCAACAGTATATATTTCTACGGTCTGCGGAAATGCAGGTTTTTGTTTCGAATAAACTTTTATTCTTGTCATATTATTTTGTCCTTATTATTAATAATATGCCAACCTGACGTTGATCATGTCTACAGAGTTGTATCATGACCTACCATTGCCACATGCTGTGACGCTGGGCTACCTGTCTAAATGTGTTCGCTTCTGACTTGCGTCAGGGGCCGGGTAGATACTCCGGTTGGCTAGGAGTTGTATTACTTAATTATATAGTTGAACTGTGTTGCAGGTCAAGTGTTTTTGACAAAATCACTGATCTAAATTGTCGAGATATTGTTGTAGGTTACTGCCATGTAGGGCCAACATGATACTATCCTGTTCGCTGAACACATAGATGCTGGTATGTGTGGGTATGTAATATGGACTAGTAAAATGTTTTTCTAATTGAATATATGCACGGGTAACCAACGGTGTGGGCAGTTTAAAATGCCAACTTTTAATCTCTGGATTTTTATTCAGCATGGTAAATGCCGGGCGAGTTAGGCGTAGGCTATCAGGATTAACGGGATTATGCCACCAGCTGGATGGGGAATCAAAACGCTGATAACGAATACCAAGTTTGGGGTCTGATGTGAATGGATTTAGGGTGTGCTGTTGGAAACGAGCCTGCCATACATTCTGCAATGATTCAGCAGTACGTTTTGCCATGATTAAGGGTAGATCTGATCGCCAGCTTTGAGTAAGACTACTGAAAACTTGTCGCTCTTAAATAGTGCATTAAGTTTTTTAGCCAGATTAATAGCATGCCCAGGATTGCTAAAACTTACTTTTTTATATTTAGGTCCAGGGTAGGCTACTAGGATGTTCTGTGTCTTGAGATTGATGGGCTGATTATCAAAGAATACCGCCCAGATGCCCTCGCTACTCAGGATTTGATCGCTTTTATAACTTGTTTTATTAATGTACTCTAACAGCACATTAGGTTTTGGTCTTGACATAATATATCGTTCTCCATATATATTTATGCCAATAAAGTGAGTATATAATTAGAATTTGCCACCTAAAACATCAACCTGTATTACTGTGTCTGCGGTGTTTTGTTGTTTAACTTCAACTAGATCATTGATCTTAGCTAATAGATCAAAAATATCTGCTTGTAGCTGTCGTGCTTCTGCGGCGGATAAATTTAAATCTCGACTGTTAGTCTGATTCATGACCTTAACTCGGTCATTAAACTTCTTCAGGTGCAGGCTTAATTGTTGTTCCAAAGAGGGCTCCATTTGCGATACGTAGACGTTCTTGCATTTCTTCCGCTGTGTCATAAGGACCAGCATAAGGATAGCGATTAAGTGTGATTAGTTTAGGGCAGTATGACTTAACCCAACCGTTGTTAAACTTAACGATATAATACCCAGCGCAGAAGAAACTTTTACTTTTAGTACCTTTAGTAAAGATAGGTAATTTGTGTTTGACATCCCATAGGATATTATTAGCTTTATATTCACAAGGGAATCCATAGACAGTATTGCTTTCTGTAATAATACGTTTAGGTGGTGTTTTGTCTACGATGATATTATATTTGTCGCTGAGCATTTTTAAACTGGCAAACTGCTCACGAGTCTGATCATGTTGATAAACCACACCTTGTGGATTAGTTAAGATAGTGCCAACCTGGTGTCCGTTATCCTCGACTACCCAACATTTATTTTTAACCACTGCTTTAGCTAAGAGTGACATAACTGATAATTCCTACGTAAGTTAAATAGTGCAGAGCTTGATCTGCGCCGAGCCAAATCCAGAACTGACGATCTGCTGTCGTAAGTCCCCGATTAAATTGTTGCTTAAAATAATCTATATGATAGTGTAAGACAAAGTCCGCAAACGAAAGTGCGATAATTGTATTTACGTTAGGGCAAAAGAATACTAGAATTAGGAAAGTAAAACTAGCATGGACTATAGCATGATGGACCCCACCTGTAGCACCATAGATACCTTTTTCACGGAGCATGTAATCATACTGCATCAAGAAGTCAGCGATGAAATGCTTGACACCAAACAAGGCTAGTAAGATGAATACTGTCATGGTCATTTGTAAAATACGCTACGACTCTTAGGAGTCTCCCACCAATCAATGTGATCAACTGTTACATTTAGTTTCTGCATCTTTACATCTACTAAGTCCGCCATCCAGCTGGATAAGTTTTCACTAGTTGGCACAAAGTCTACTATCAAGAAACCTTCATAGTATTCATACTCTGGTGTGTTGGGTTCTAAGTCACCCAAGTAGATATTAAATCCTGCTACTTTGTTTGTGTCTGGAATATACACTGGAATCAATTTGCGATCACCGATGATCTGATCATATAATGGATCTGAACGATCTAAAACAAACTGATGATCGATGTAAGTGTTGATCCACTTTTTTAACCATTCCAAATGACGGAAGTCAGTTACCATGCCAGTTGGATCTAATTTGCCATCTAGGCTCTTTAGATAAACCTGTAGTTTGCCTTCATGTCCATGTAGGTGACGGCAAGCACACTTCAAGTCTGCCGCATATTCACCATTTAGTTTCTGTGTCCAAACTCTGTGTCCATAACAGAATTCAAATGTTTTATCAATTATATGTGCCATTTATTTCTTTTCCTCAACGTAATGTTTACTCCAGTCGTACTGTGTTTCTAGATGTCTTTCGCTTTGATAATGACTAGGACCATCATAGTAGTCTAATCCAAAATGTCTTCGTAAATTCTTTTGATCACCTTGGCTACCACACATGTCAGCACACCTTTCACCAACTAGACGATAGAAGTGCGCAAGATTATCCGTTACAGGTAATCCTGCTTGTTCGGCTAATCGTTCTAATTCTTTACTCATACTATATTATATTTAGATTTTTGATTGAAGTCAACTATTTTTCGTTCTTTAATCGTTGGTTGCATTCTTCTTCGGTAGTACAACGATATATGTGTCCTGTTTGGGTGTTCATGATAACGATCTCGCTGGACTTAGGATCAACGTTAAAGGTGTATAGACTGTTATGGCGGAACTCTGGTGCTGTAGTTTGGTATGCTAGTAACAGTGCTGTAATCGCTTCAAATACCATTATATGTTCTTCGCCGAATCTAGTATGCTTTCTAACTTGGCTTGTCGTTCCATTAGATGAAAAAACAGTGCCAGAGTGTTTGCGGCATCTACCTCTGCTCTGTGTGCCTTACCTTTAAAATGCAGTTTAAAGTAGCCCATGGCACTTGCTAATCCACCGCTAGGCGCTTTACCTCTGGTCAGCATCAAGTATGTGTACCAGGTCTTAACATCTATCCAACGACGGCCAAAATGCGGAAAATCTGCATGATTTTTAGCAAATTCTGCCAATAATTCCACACTATCCGATCCGCCCCATGTGACCGGCGAAACAAAACACTTATGCTCTTTAATCAGCTCACTGAGCTCACGGGCAACATGTTCGTGACTATATGCTTCTGCACGTATATCAGCATCAGTTATACCTGTTAGATCATTGATAAACTCACTGATAGGTTCTTGTGGATCTATGTACCATTTACGGACTACATAGTCTTCAAAGCGTGTGTTCTTATCACCTATAGCTACACCAACCTGTATGATCTTACCACTGGGCTGATTTAACTCTAGATCTAATGCTAGAAACTTGCTGTCTGCTATCATGCATAATCTTTCTGCGGATAACTAGCAGTTAGCCATTCGGCCATGTTGCTAGCATTCTCACTTAACTTGACCAGATCATACTTGCCACAGAACTTCAGAAACTGAGCACCTACCATTGGTTGATTTTTAGCTATCTGCCCACTGGCGATAGTTTCTGCTATCTTAACTTTGACATCATCTGGTTGTTGTGTTAGATCAACTAGGACTCGATTACGTTCATAGTCATCTAATACACGATGTTCTACGCCATTATGGTCAACCCAACGCTGTAGCATGAGGTTGTTCCAATTATAACCTTTGGTTGTACGATCAGCATAGGCTTCTTCAAGTCCTACTTTGTTCTTACTACCTTTGGTGCGCACGCCTGGAAATGCGGAAAATATGTTGTCTGTAGGATCACCACGCATACACTTTTCAAAAAGTATAAACTTAGGATCTGGAATCTTTTTAGGTTCTTTAGTTTTCTTATCTAAGACAGGTTTACCTTTCTTGTCAAAGATACCTTTTAGTGTATGAAGTTCGTCACTTATCCCGTTATATTGATTAACATTATCAGCCAGTAACTGATAGAAATCAGTGTCGCTACTAACAATAGTGTGATGATCATCTGGGTGCGCCTGGATAAAGCCTGCGATAAGATCATCCGCCTCCAACTCCGAATGCTGAAGTACCGTGCAGTTTGTTCGTTCTGCAATGAATGTCTTGAGCGCATCAAATGTCTCCCAGAATAGTCGATCTTCTTCCGCTTCTGCTTCTGTTAAGGCCGCACGTGCCACACTGCGATTTTTCTTATAAGGTTCGTAGAAGTCCTTGCGCCAACTACGTCCTTCTAAACAGAATATAACATGATCAGCTTTTTGGTCACGCCATGATTTGTTTACTGAAGCTAGGGTTACGTGGATAGCAAAACCCAGCTTGTCCCAAGTATCACTTTGGCGATGTGCTGAATGTCGGGCTCTGAAGAATGTGTTTGCTGTGTCTACAAGTAAGTATCTCATGTAAACATTATACAACCAAATTTGGTTAAAGTCAACTGATTTCCGTTCTACCGTTGCCTAGGTCTCTACGGTTATTTGGACGATTGCTGGGATCAGCCATTTCTTGCTCATAGTTTTCCAATACGACATTTTGACAAACACTACGAAACCAATTGTCTACGATGTCTTGATCTGTTTTACCTTGATAGCCAGCACGTATCAAATTGGCTACAAATTTATCATTCCAATCTAATTCAAAACTACCTGCACCTGGGTTATCCTTGTCAATCTCAATACTTAATACTTCTACCCAGGGTTCACCACGGTCAGTGGCTAACTCTTTGGGAGTCTTTTTGATTTTTTGTTCTTTAATGACTGGAGCTTCTGGTTTACTACCAAACAAGTCTTTGATTAATTTCTTTATCATTACATTTCACCTCGACCTAATTTTTGATCCATGTCTAATTCCATATATGCTTCATCTAATAGGTGTGCATTTTCCATACATTCTATGTATTCACGGCACCAATGTTTTATTAAATTCCACATATTAATCATTGAATAAATCTACAGTTTCCCATGGTAAGTTTGCTTTACCAAAATGTCCATAGTTAGTTGTTTCACTATAGATAGGACGGAACAACTCAAATCTATTTATGATGCCTGCTGGTGTCAGATTAACATTCTCACGTATCCACTGAGTAATAGTGTTATCAAACTCGATACCCAGATCTGTCTTAAC